GAGCAGCGCAGCGGGTGCGACGGGCACCTCACGTTGCCGGCTCTCTTCGTCGACGCGCAGGTCGTCGAGGTCGGCGAAGACGCGCGTCGAATCACTTACCAACGGGCCGACGGGAGTCGGTTTGTGGACGGCGGGGGTCGGCCGGCGGACGGGACACACAAGGAACAGGAGCAAGAGCTATGAACACCGAGAACGGAAACGACATCGACGGCCTGTTGGCCGAGGACGTCGGCGACATCGACGCGCAGATGGCCCGCGCGGGTGTTGACGAACACGACTCCGAACCCGAGTCGCCGCCGGCAATCGACTTCACCGACGAGCAACGCAACGCGATGGTTGCGGTCGAGGGCTGGTTCTTCAACGAGTCGAAGCACCGGCAAGTCTTCCGCCTGTTCGGCTATGCCGGCGCGGGCAAGACTTCGATGGCGCGCGAGATGGCCGAGGCCATCCGCACGGCGACCGGTAAGGCCGTCGTCTTCGGCGCCTACACCGGCAAGGCCGCGAGCGTGCTGCGTAGCAAGGGGTGCCCTGCGAACACCATCCACGGGTTGATCTACAAGCCCAGCGAGGAAGCCAAGCTCGACAAGGACGGGAAGGTCGAGAAGGACGAGAGCGGCAAGGTCATCAAGGAACTCAACTTCCACCTGCGGCCGGGAAGCGTCCGCCCGGACACGACCGCGCTCATCGTCATCGACGAGTGCAGCATGGTCGGCGAGAAGTTGGGGGCCGACCTCCTGTCCTTCGGCGTGCCGGTCCTTGTGCTCGGTGACCCGGCGCAGTTGCCGCCCGTAGGCGACGGCGGCTACTTCACCAACCACGAACCCGACGTGTTGCTGACCGAGGTCCACCGGCAAGCCGACGGCTGCGGCGTCCTCGACATCGCGACCAAGGTCCGAACGGACGGCGCGCGCTCAGTGCCCTTCGGCGACTACGGCGACAGCCAGGTGCTACCGATCTCTCGGCTGTTCCACTTGCCGTTGCTCGAGTACGACCAAGTCCTCGTCGGCAAGAACGCCACGCGCAAGAGCTACAACCGCAAGATGCGGATGATGCAGGGTCGGCACGGCCCCCTGCCGCAGACCGGGGACCGGTTGATCTGCCTGCGCAACAGCCACGCCATCGGACTGATGAACGGCGAGCAGGTCCACGTCATCGAGAGCAAGGAACTCGACGGCGACCGGTTGCAGATCGTGTTCGACTGGAACGGCAAGCCCTACGAATACGCGGTCTCGAAGCACGCCTTCGAGGACCGCCCCGGGCAACCCGAGTGGGGCGACGGATTGCTGCACTTCGACTTCGGCCACGCCATCACGACCCACAAGGCGCAGGGCAGCGAGTGGGGCAACGTGCTCGTTATCGACGAGTCGCGGGTCTTCCGCGCCGATGCCGACAAGTGGCTCTACACCGCGGTGACGCGGGCGAGCGACCGAGTGACGGTGGTGCGGTAGGCATGCGCAGCACGGCAAACCGCTACGTCCCCTGCACGAGCTGCGGCAAACCCGCGAAGCTCGTGCTCGGGTCCGACTTCTCGGCGCGGCCGAGCATCGCAGACAAACGGTTCTGGCGGTGCGAGGCGTGCGACGTCCACGTCGGCGCACACGCGCACGGCGGACCGATGGGGCCGCTGGCCGACAGACTCACCCGCTCGAAGCGGCGCGAACTGCACCGCCGGTTCGATTCGCTGTGGAACTACAGCGGCAACGGCAAGGTGCGCACAAAGCGGCGACGCCGGCTCTACGACAAACTCGCGCGCGAACTCGGAATCGACGCCTACCGGTGCCACATCGGACAGATGGACAGCGAGACGCTTGCGCGGGCGCTCGAGGTTGTGAAGCGGTGGAAGCGGGAGAGGGCCTTGTGACCGCCCCCTCCCTCTACGACGGCCCCGTCCAGGTCACCCCCCTCGACGTCACCCTTCGCCCCTACCAGCAACAAGCCGTCGACGGCATCTACAACTGGTTCGGCCGCGAGACCGGTAACCCGCTCGTCGTGCTGCCAACCGGCGCCGGCAAGTCGTTGGTGAACGCCGCGTTCATCCATTCGGTGCTCTCGCAATGGCCGACCGAGCGCATCGTCTGCCTGACGCACGTCAAAGAGCTGATCGCGCAGAACCACGCCGCCCTACTGCGCGCCTGGCCGGGGGCGCCCGCCGGCATCTACAGCGCCGGGCTCAAGCGCCGCGAGGCCGACGCGCCCATCCTGTTCGCCGGTATCCAGTCCGTCTACCGCAAGGCCGAGCAGGTCGGGTGGGCCGACCTCGTCATCATCGACGAAGCACACCTCGTGCCCGCGAAGTCGATGGGCATGTATCGCGAGTTCCTCGACGCGCTGCGGTCGATGAACAGCAACCTGAAAGTCATCGGCCTGACGGCAACCCCGTTCCGCACCGACAGCGGCTCGCTCGACAAGGGCGATGACCGCCTGTTCCACGGCGTCGCCTATGACTGCGACCTCGTCGGTCTCATCGAAGACGGTTACCTGTCGCCGATCGTGTCGAAGGGCACGAAGGCCGAGATCGACGTTACCGGCGTCCACACCGTCGCGGGCGACTACAAGAAGAACGAACTCGAGAAGGCCGCGCGCGCCGAGGGCAAGGTGGCCGCGGCCGTGCAAGAGATCGTCAAGCGTGGGGCGGACCGGAAGGCGTGGCTGCTGTTCTGCAGCGGCAAGAAGCACGCGCGCGAAGTCGCCGACGAGATGCGCGAACACGGCATCGAATGCGAACTCATTTTCGGCGATACGCCGAGCGACGAACGCGACGACATCATCACCCGATACAAGGCCGGCGAACTGCGCGCCATCGCGAATTATGGGGTGCTCACGACCGGGTTTGACGCGCCGCACGTCGATCTGATTGCGCTTTTGAGGCCGACGCAGAGCCCGGGTCTGTTCGTGCAGATGTGCGGCCGCGGATTGCGCATCGCGCCCGGCAAAGAGAACTGTCTCGTTCTCGACTTCGGTGGCAACGTCATACGCCACGGCCCGCTCGACCGGGTGAAGGTCCGCGAGCCGAAGAAGGGCGACGGCACCGTGCGCGCCCGCGAGTGCCCGAGTTGCGAGTCGCTCGTCGCGGTGCAGGTCCGCGTCTGTCCCGACTGCGGGTTCGAGTGGGCCGTCGCCGAAGCCGAGAACGTCGCGCGGCACGAAGAGACCCCCGACGAAGAGAGCAGGCTCTTGGCCGGCATGCACCCGGCCGGCGGTATCGAGCGGTGGAAGGTCTCGCGCGTTCGCTACACCCACCATCACAAGAAGGGCAAGCCGCACCCGGTGCTGCGCGTCGAATACGACTGCGGCTTCAACCAACGCGTATCCGAGTGGATCTGCTTCGAGCACGAGGGGTTCCCGCGCAAGAAGGCGGTTCGCTGGTGGCGCGAGCGGGCGGGTGCCGAGAGCGAAGCGCCGGACACCGTCGACCTCGCGCAAGTACGCATCGAAGCCGGCGCTTTCATCCGCGAACCCCGTGGGGTGACGGTCGACGTCAGGCCCGAATACCCCGAACTCAAGGCTGTCCGCTTCGAGCGGCTGCCGGGTGAGGACGACGAGCCGTTGCCGCCGCCCCGGAGCAAGCGAAGCATCCGGGCGGTACTCCGACTCGACGAGTCGGCCGACATCTCGATCGACGACATCCCTTTCTAGGGCGCTAACCCCCAACACACCGAGTCACTGAGAAGCCATCCTGGGAGGGACACATGGCAGTCAGCACCGAGAGCCCCGCTGCAAGTCAGAGCAGCACAGACCCGCGCGTCGACCCCGAATTCGAGGCGCTCATTCCCCCGCTACAGAACGACGAGCTCGAAGGGCTCGAGCGTTCGATTCTGTCCGAAGGGTGCCGTGACGCACTCGTCGTTTGGCGCGAAGAGCGCATCCTGCTCGACGGGCACAACCGACTGGCAATTTGTCAGCAACACAGCGTCGAGTTCGATGTTGTCGAGCTGTCGTTCGGGGACCGGACGGCGGCGAAGCTCTGGATGCTTCGTAACCAACTTGGCCGCCGCAACATCGACACGCTTACTCGCATCCGGCTTGCCTCGGCGCTCGAAGAGGCGGTGGCGGCGAGGGCGGCCGAACGGCGGCTCGAGGGGAACGCGCTCGGGGGGAAGTCGTCGTTGAATTCATCAAAGACTTCCGACGTCGCACCTGAACCCGCCGTCGAACCCGTCCACACCCGCAAGGAATCCGCGGCCGCGGCCGGGGTATCCGAGTTCACCTACGACGCCGGCAAGGCCGTTCTCGCGAAGGGCACCCCCAAACTGCAGGCCGCGGTCCGTAGTGGCGCTGCGAGCATCAGCGCGGCCGCGAAGGTCGCGGAGCTTCCTGCCGAGAAGCAGGACGAAGTCGTCGACAAGGGGGAGAAGGCGATTGTCGCGGCTGCGAAAGCGGCGCATCACCGCACTACGGGAAGCGGCGACAACGAGTGGTATACGCCGCACGAGTACGTCGAGGCGGCCCGCGCCGTCATGGGCGGATTCGACTTGGATCCGGCAACGAGCGCTACGGCGCAAGCCCGCGTTGGGGCGAAGCGATTCTTCACCGTCGAGGACGACGGGCTCAAGCAGCAGTGGCAAGGGCGGGTCTGGATGAACCCGCCGTATGCGCAGCCGGCCATCGACCACTTCATCCGCAAGCTGGTTGAAGAGTTCGAGGGGGGGGGAGTCACCGAAGCCATCGCTCTCACGCATAACTACACCGACACCACCTGGTTTCATGCGGCGGTTGCCGCGGCATCGGCTATCTGCTTCACGCGCGGCCGTATCAAGTTCGAGTCGCCAGACGGAAGGAAGGCCGCCCCCACGCAGGGGCAGGCGTTCTTCTACTTCGGGGACTCAGTCGAGAAGTTCGCGGAGCAGTTCACACCGTTTGGGTTCATCGCCCGCGTGGAGGCCCGACATGGGGGTTAGTAACCCGATGCGCTGGGACTGCGCCAAGAGTGGCTGCTTCAACATCTGCAAGCGCCCGAAGATCGAGGCATTCGCGCCCTTCCTGCCACCGCGGGTGTCTTTCACCGACATCGACGGCGTCTGCCAAGTCGGGGCACCGCTGTTCAACGACGAGGGGTGCTTCATCTTCATCGAGTGGAAGGAAGGGCCTGGGCCAGAACAACAGCCGGAGGAACTTCCTGCCGGGCAACGCCGACTGATGGCAGCCCTAACGAAGCACCTTCCCCACGCCATCGGCTTCGCGGTTGCCGGCGATGCCGAAACGATGCGTGTCGACTGGGTGCAGCGCCACTTACGCGGCGGACGCGGTGGATGGAAGCGCAGCTCGTTCGATGAGCTCGGCCAGATGATGCGGGAGTGGTGGGAGCAAGCTACGGCGGTGCAGCAATGACCGACTACACCGCACAAGGGCAGCCGGATACGGCGCTCGACGCCGCGCTGCGCTACGCCTCGTTCGGCTGGCCGGTGTTCCCGTGCCGCCCCGACAAGCGACCGTACACGCAGCACGGGTTCCACGACGCTACGACCGACACCGAGACTATCGACCGATGGTGGCGACGGTGGCCGAACGCACAGGTTGCTGTGGCGTGCGGCGACGCCCGGCTGCTTGTCGTCGACCTCGACCGGAAGCCGGAAGCGGACCTGAACGGTCCCGCGTTCTTCGCCGAGATGGTGTCGATGAACGGCCCGCACGAGTGCAACGTCGAGGCGAGCACGCCCCGTGGCGGCGCTCACATG